ATGGCTCTTCAATTTACAGATGCAAATTTTCAAAAAGAAGTATTGGAATCAAACATTCCTGTATTAGTAGATTTTTACGCTGACTGGTGCGGTCCCTGCAAAATGATTGCTCCCATCGTGGCAGAATTGGCAGAGGAATATAAGGATACATTTAAAATCGGTAAGCTAAATGTGGATGACAGTCCGGAAACAGCCCAGAAATACCGCGTAATGTCAATACCTACATTAATTATCTTTAAGAACGGGGCTGCAGTAGAAACTGTTGTAGGCGCCGTTCCAAAGAAAGCATTGCAGGAGAAATTAGACGCACATAAATAATTTTGCAGGAATAAAATGTAACTATTTATACTGATATAGGTGAAAAAGCCCTGTTTATAGGGCTTTTTCATAGCTTAAATGTAAAAAGTGTATATTTTTCAAAAAAAACAAAAAAAATGCTTGCAATTTGTTTTCATATTATATATAATAATTTTTGCGTTCAGAAATAATAAAAACGTAAGACAAAATAGGACACGCGCCTCTAGCTCAGTTGGTAGAGCACCTGACTCTTAATCAGGGTGTCCAGGGTTCGAGCCCCTGGAGGCGCACTCACAAAGGTATCGGTTTTGCAGACATAAGAGCTGCGGGGTCGGTGCTTTTTTCTTGCAGTTCTATGACGGCAATGCTGTCTTGATATAAAGCAGGCCAGCTATCTATGGTATGTAATTTGCCGCACCACTTGTCTATAAGAAGGGTGCGGCAAATGATATAAGAAATTTTTAGTATGTCTTAGCAACAGATGCCACATCTGCGTCTACGACGACAGCGGCTTCTACGATAACGCCCACAACGGCCACATAAACAACACATATCAGATTCTCCTTTACAATATTATTCAATTCTCATAATTATTATATGACATCCATGTTATATCGTGTCAAATTATCATACAAGTCAACAAAAAACCTCCAATTCATTTATTATACGACAAAGAAAAAGGCAAATTTAGGGGAAATGAATATATTAATAGTGTCTGTGATCAATGCTCCGGGAGCTTTCCTAATTGCTCCAGGACATGAAATCAGGACATATTAACGGATTAGGAGGAATCAGAATGAGGACGGATACGAAAGGGATTAAATTAATAGAAAAGTTTGAGGGCTGTAAATTGAAAGCATACAAATGTCCCGCCGGAGTATGGACAATCGGAATCGGCCATACAGGAACGGTTCTGGGAAAAAAGGTTGGACCAGGGATGAAAATAACTTATCCCCACGCAATCAGGATACTGAATACGGACATTAAGAAATTTGAGACCTATGTAAATCAGTATGTGCAGGTACCGGTCACACAGAACCAGTTTGATGCATTAGTATCCTTCTGCTTTAATGTAGGGCCGGGAAACTTGAAAAAATCTACCCTGCTTAAAAAACTGAATAAAAAGGATTATGCCGGGGCAGCTGCTGAGTTTCCAAAATGGAACAAGGGGGATATTGACGGAAGCGGTACTCTTGTGGCAATTGCAGGGCTGACACGGCGCAGGAAGGCAGAGCAGGAATTATTTAACCTGAAATAAAATAATGGATCCCGGAGGAAATAACGCACCGGGTGGTTACCTTATCCATTTTTTTGGCCGATATCTGTATTAACAAAGAAATCTTAAGGTGATCATATGATTATAGATATTGATATAAAAATAGCGGACAGCAATGGGAAGATGCTTCAGCACTTTGTAAAACGGCTTGATAATATTGATGCCGCCGATGACCGGCTAAAATTTAGTCTGGATATCGGTAAAAGCTTCGAGCAGTTCTTAGCTGAGTATATGTCCTATAGCGGACGCAGAATCCAGGAGAGACTTTTTGCTGACAGCAGGTATCCTTTATCCGGCCAATACGATTTATCCGGTGGGAGCTACCCGTCTGAAAAATCAGGGAGCCGGGAAATCCAGTACCTTATCCGTGTCGGGAACGGCAGTATTTTCTCCGGTAAATTTCCTGTTAAGCAGCTTATCGAGGTCAGGGATATGAGGGAACCCCAGGGAGCGGAGCCTGTGAACAGCCATGAGACAGGCTGCGAGGATTTAAATTACTTGATGCAAAAGGCTATAGAAAAATATGAAACCACATTTTATCACATTGTCCAGGAACAGAACGTCGGGGCAGTGGAGCGGCAGGTAGGAAGCTGAAAAAACCATCAGGCTCTTAATTAGATGATGGGACGGTTAGAGTAAATGGATCCGAATAGTGGGTGAAAAAAGATGCCCCGGTCAGAATTTGAGCTGGCCGGGGATTTCTTATAGCCCTCTATAAAGCCATTGATTTTCCGCTACAAACAGATCTTCGGCCTGGGTGTCATAAATGTTTTTCTCATTCAACAGGGGCTTATCACATTTATGGCAGATGGGTTTATTAGAGTTGTAGATGATGGTATCACAATAAATGCATTGGGTTTCTTTAAAAATAAATTGCTTCCTGTCCGGGTTATAGAAGTATTGGTACATCTTCCGGTCTATGTCGGTCATGCCGTAGGTCTTTACGCTATAGAGCCATCTTTCATAAAATTCCTTGGCGTATTTGGCACACTCAAGGGATATGTTGAATAGATTTGCAATCTCCCGTATATTGGTAAGCCTGGAGAAATGCAGGGCGATGGAAGGGCATAAAATATTACTGGAAAATAAATTTGCCTCGGTTTCATTATCCGTATTTAATTCAATATGGCCCAGCTCGTGCATCAGCGAGAAACGGATCCTGCGGGGAGACCTCTTGTCATTATAGTAAATAGTGTCACCAATGGTGCAGGAATCCTGGCTAAGCTCCATGCAGGCCTGGTATTTACTCTCGGAAAGCTGGGAGTATTTTTTACAGGTAAAGCCTTTCTGCGCAAGGAGCTGGAAGCAGTCAAAGGGAAGCTCTGTTATATTGCATTGCTCATAGATTAAAACGGCGGTATATTTTATTCTGTCATAATCCATATCCTATTCCTCGTCATCTGATAATATAATTTTAGCCAGTTTCATTTTTTCCTGGGGCGTTAAGGTGCTTTTACCACGGGTATAAATTTTTATCATTTCATCATATGTAGGCAGCGCTTCCGGTTTTTTGTTTTCTAGCAAATCTGAATTTTTGACCCCTAACCAATTAGCGATTAACTGGACCTTATCCATACGGGGCAGCTTTTGGCCCGTGCACCAGTTTGATACGGTGGATGAGCTGACGTTGATAAAATCAACCAGATCCTTCTGTGTTTTGTTTCTTTCCTCTAATAACCGGGTTAAATTTTTTGAAAAAATACTTCTTATTTCATCTTCTGACATAGGGATACCTACCTTTCATTAAGATTATAACATGATATTTGGAAGTTTTGCAAGCTTAAAGTGAGTAAAAAGCATTAGAAAGATAAAAAAGTTTAAGTTTTAGCTTGACAGCTTTCTTAAAGCGAGTATAATGAAAGATACAAATTAAAAATAGAACATATGTTCTAAAAGCTGGAGCGAATTGGACAGTAATAATTGTATCGGAGCCAAACAAAATAAGATTACAGGATAAGGAGGAGTTTTAATATGACAGAATATGAATTAAGCCAATATAGAGCGATCCAAAGGGAGATTGAAGATCTCAGCCTAAGAATAAAAAAATTTGAAAATATGGGAACGCCTATGGTGTCCGATCGGGTGAAAGGTTCGTCAAGACATTTTCCATATATAGAAAAGTATTATTATGTGTCCGGTGTTGATACGGAGGCATGTAATAAACGGAAAAAGCTTATTTTGGAGTTGCAGAGGAAGCGTAATGATAAGGTGGAGGAGCTTCTAAGGATGGAAAATGAAATCCATGATTATATTTACACTATTCCAGATAGCGAGGTTAGGCAGATATTTGTCTTCCGCTATATTGACGGGATGTCCCAGGAGGAGATAGGGGAAAAGCTACATATGGACCGAAGCGGCGTGTCAAAGAGAATTACAAAGTATCTGGGGGTGACGAAAGCCAGGAGCAGATAGGTTGAGAGGTTATATCAATAGGGGTACAGAGGAGGACAAGAATAATTGGGTAAGTCCGAAGTGGAACACAAATCACAATAATATCAGTTATAATCGTAGTATGGAAAATTATCAGAATTAATTGAATACGAATAAAGCGGTAGTCCAGGGGACTGCTACAAAAACGGAATGCTAAGGTCAGGAAGCTTTAAATCCTATGAGAAACGTTTTTGTGGCAGTTCTTATTTCTTTCAATTATTAAGAAAGGATAATCAGGGATATTAAATGGAGCAGGGAATAAACTGATAGCTGAATCCACCTCGCACACAAATCACAAGGGAGGCTGTTATAATAGTATTATGGAAGATTATCAAAATTAATTGGATATGGATAATGAGTTGGTTTAGAGGACTGATGCAAAATGGAATTTTGAGGATAAGAAATTATATCCCAATGAGAATTGTTTTGCGGAGGCCTCTTTCTTTTAATGCCAGCGGAGCCGGAGCAGATATCAAAATAGAAAAAGAAGATAAATGATACCCGCATCCATCCTGCACACAAATCACAAAAGAAGCTGCTATAATAGTATTATGGAAAGCTATCAAAAATAATTGATAGGCACAAAGAGTTGACTCAGAAAGCTGTTGCAAAGCAAATGTAAGGATTAAAAAACGAATCCTTATGTTAGATGCTTTGTGGTGGCTTCTTCTTTTATATGGTTTGGATAAAATATGGTTGTGTTATAAACACGGGGGAACGTAATCAGGAAATAATTTGGGGTGGGCATGTGATTACGGTAAAGTAACAGGAAATATGAGAAAAAGCATTCAATTAGGGAATTCTCAGGTTCATTTACATAATGGCCTAAGATTTATATAAATAATTATTCCAGGTCTTTTTGCCGGCTTGCAGACGTAAAAGAACAAGGCAGACGCTATATCAGGAGAAGGAACACTCGTAAACACCGTAGATATGGAAGGGAGAGATTAGTTTGGAGTATACGAAGCTTTTGGAAGGACAAGGGTTGTCAGAGGAGCAGATAAAATCAATTGTAAAGGCAATGTGGAAAAACAGGATATTCATTACCCATGAGGAACACTTGGAAGAGAGATACCAGAAAATGAGGCTCCAAAGGAATCTTCTAAAGAAGAAATTGGAGCTCGCAGAAAAAGCAGTGAAAAATGCCCAGAGGATTATGGAGACACAGGAGGACATTGGGCAAATACGCAGCTACTATGAAGGAAAAATGAATTCCTTGAAGCAGGAATATGAAGAAAAAATTATCAGAACCAGAATTGATGAAGCCATCAGGACGTCATTAGGGAACACCAGGTATCCGGAGCTATTGGCCGCAAAGGTCGACAAATCAAAGGTTACATTTGATATGGATGGTAATTTAACCGGTATAGAAGAGCAACTAATTGCTTTACAGAGGGAGTATAAGGAATTTTTTTCAGGGCCGGATAGCTCCGGCAGGGAGAAGGAAAATCCGGGTACCTGCTTTAACCTCATTCTGCAGACTGACCTGCCAATAAAGACTGCCAGGGGGACAAGTATCTGAAACAAAAGGATGAAAAATGAAATATGAGACAAACAATGTAATACAAAAAAGGAAAGGAAGTGAATATGAAGCATGATCAGTGATGTTAAATCGGCAATTACCAGTAAGCTTATGGGGTTATACCCGACAGGCTATGCCATATATGATGAAGAGGCTCCTGAAACAGCTGCAAAGCCATATTTTCTTATCTCCGTAACAAACCAGACCTACAGCAAGCGGTTTAATAATAAGTATAGCAGCGTGTTATACCTGGATATTGCCTACCATAGTGACCAGGCGGAGGTCAGGGCTGATGGTATCAGCAAGCAGGAGGCTCTGCTCAGGGATTTTGATTACATAAGCACTTATAAGGTAAGGAATAAAGCCGCGAAGATAACAGACAATGTGTTGCATTTCACCTTCGATCTCCAATATTACGAGCTGACTAAGGAAGAGTTCACTCTTATGCAACAGCAAACCATTAATACAAGAGTAAAAATATAAAGGAGGCTTATCATGTCAGGAACATGGACCAGTCAAAACAAAATATTACCGGGAGCGTATATTAATTTTCTAACAAATGCTCCATTATCCATTACCCCGGGAGACAGAGGCGTAGTGGTATTACTTCAGGAAATGAGTGTTGGAGCTGCAGGAGAAATGTATACTATCACAGCTACTGAAGATAATTATCCGGAAGGAATTACCGCCGCGGATAAACTATTGGTAAATGAAGCACTAAAGAATGCGAAGAAAATTGTTTTATACAATCTAGGATCAACCTCCCCGCATCTCATTTCAACAATCGAAACAGCATTGGCAGCTCTTAAAACAGTGCAATTCAACGTACTTTGCTATCCTTATTCAGCAGAAGAGCATAACAACGAACAGGAAACCATTATGACCTGGATTAAGGCTATGCGCGACGATGAAGGGGTTAAGATACAGTACGTTACATCGAATTTCGGAGGTGACCACGAAGCTTGCATTAACGTAATGAACGGTGTTGTATTATCGAATGGTACTATATTAACAGCAGCACAGGCAACCGCATGGGTAGCCGGTGCTACTGCTGGAGCAAAGGTCAACCAATCTAATACAGGCAAGGCCTATGAAGGTGCGGTAGATGTAGCACCAAGGCTTACGAAATCGGAGATGGAGGCGGCAATTACAGCCGGTAAGTTTATCTTTAAAGTAAACAGTGCACAGAATGTTAGTGCGGTGTATGATATTAACTCCCTAGTAACCACAACGGTGGATAAAGGCGAAGTATTTAGGAAAAATAGGGTTGTTCGTACGGTTGATGGCATTAATAATGATATTATTGAAATTTTCGAAGCAAATTACGTTGGTAAAGTAAATAACAATGCGGACGGCAGATCGATGCTTCGTGCCACGCTGATTGAATATTTCGGTGAATTACAGCAATTGTCCGCCATTCAGAATTTCACGGAAAAGGATATAACAGTAACTGCTGGAACTGACAGCGATGCGGTATTGGTGGAATGTAATATTCAACCAGTTGATAGTGTTGAAAAGATTTATATTACTGTCAAGCTGTCTTAATTAAGGGAGGGAAGAGTAAATGGCAAATAATTATACTAGATTATCAGATACAATTACAGCGCAGGAAGGGACTGCCATCATTACAATTGATGGTCAGAACAGAGAGCTGTTTGAAATATCCAGCTTGAGAGCACAGCTTGATATGGTTGTCCAGGAAAGAAGAATGCTTGGACACAGGATGACACAGCATAAGGTGACAGGTGTCACAGGTACCGGTTCTGCAACCTTATATTTCATGAATAGTGAACAATTAAACCTGGCAATTGATTTTATCAAAAATGGAACACGCAGTAATATCAAACTTAAGGTTAAAAACAATGATCCTCAGTCAACTGTCGGTGTGCAGGAAGTGGTTTTAAGCAATGTCATCTTTAATACGATACCGGTAACAGCATTAGAAGAGTCGGAGGATCCGATTACCTTTGATAGTGATTTCACCTTTGATGATATCACGAATCTAAAATCCTTCGATTTACCGGATAATTACAAATAAATTTGAAAATACAATAATAATTCATTAAATAATTAAAGGGAGCGCTATGCTCCCTTTTCAAAAGGAGGATAAAATATGAGCTCATTAAATGCATTTTTACACCCAATTCAGGTGGAGAATCAAGAAGTTATTGTATCAAATAGGTTTTTGGAAGGGGGTAAGCCGGTTCCATTTATTATCCGTCCCATTTCAGAAAAAGAGAATGGCCAGCTTATTAAAAAATATACCAGAAAAGATAGATCGGGAAGAGACATCCTTGACCGGACAGAATATGCTCACGCACTTGTAGCGAGCGCGGTGGTATTTCCTGAGCTTTCAAATGCAGAGTTGCAGAAGAAATATAATGTTCTTGGAGAGACGGCTCTGCTTACAGAAATGCTGAATGTAGGGGAATATGCGTTGTTATCCCAAAAAGTAAGTGAGTTAAGCGGGCTTAACCAAGATATTAATAAGGATATTGATGAAGTAAAAAACTAATAAAGCAAGGTAATGCAGAATTTTGTCTGGCGCATTATGCGCTGCACAGACTGCATATCTTGCCGTCGACAATCAATAATATGAGCCAAAAAGAAAAAGCTTTCATATTCGCCAGTATTCAGATGCATAGTGAAGAGGAAAAGAATCAGTTGAGAAAGCGTAAAATGAAAGGTAGGAGCCGATAGCATTCACCCGCTGGTGAGAGGATTCGGCCGATGAAATCTCCCTTGTTATCGTGTAAAGCAAGGAGATTGAGCTTTAAGATGATAACCATAGAAAAGTAAATGCCAAAGCAGCGAGCAATGATAAAAGTAATAGACCTCCTTCCTTATACAATAGCCAAAACGCAAGCAACACCACGGCAACTAAGTAAATTTTTGACGGTTTAGTAAAGATATAGTATAATAAGAAAAAACACTATAACCATGAATTGTTAAGAAATTGAGGAGGGGGAAGTTGCAAGTGGAAGCAGCAAAGTATTGTCAGTATTGTGGGAGTCAAAGGGAAGAGTGGGCTAAATTTTGCCCGTCGTGCGGAGCATCCTTGGAGCCTGAAAAAGCCTTTAATGTAGAACAAAACAGACAAGCCGACGAAAAGGATACAGATAATGTTACGGTTAAAAATAATGGACAACGTAACTATGGAAATGTTTTTATGACAGTTGGCTGTATTTTTGTGATCATATCTGTATGGTTGATACCTGCCTTATGTATACCCTTGTTTTTATTATTGGTTATTTGTATTGTAGTAAGATACATGGTACGATTATTTCGCAATATGTGAAGATGATAAGAAAAACATTATAAGCATGAACTAATAAGAAATTGAGGAAGGGGAAGTTGCAAATGGAAGCAGCAAAGTATTGTCAGTATTGTGGGAGTCAAAGGGAAGAGTGGTCTAAATTTTGTCCGGCATGCGGAGCATCCTTGGAAACTGGAAAAGCCTCTATTGTGGAACCAAAGACGCAAGGTAGTAAAACGAATACCGATAATGTTACGGTTACAAAAGATGAGCAGAGAGGACTTGGAATTATCTTTATGATAGGTGGCTGGATTTCTGTCGCTCTATCTTTGTGGGTTATACCCATACTATTCGTTGGTTTTGCTCTTATTCTGGGCAACTTGTACCGTAAGTATAACAAAACACATGGTATGATTATAATGATTGCCGCTATAGGAGGATTAGTTATTAGATTTCTTATTGTACTTGTGGGACTTCAAATCTTTTCCCAGATCAAGGCGTGACAATTTATTTGATTCAAAGTGGAACACAAAGTAATGGATACAGTAAATTGATATAGTTATTATAACTACTTTGATTTATCTAAGATAGTTGTTAGAAATATAAAAGAAATAAAGGTATAAAGGAGTAAATCTGCAGCCCAAAAAGGGAGGTTTCAAATCTGTATTGGAAGCAAGAAGATCTTGAGGATACAATCAATATGGCGGCAGCGAATCGATGGCGTGTATCTCAAATAATTCCACCCGGGTATGGCACAGTGTTTTCTGGATATTACATAGTATTTGAAAAAGAAATAGAATCAGATGCTTTAGAATTACTACCAACGATCAATATTCGGTTGGTAGTTTTTTTATAAAATTTTGAAAGGAGGAAGATAATCTTGGATGTATTTAATAACGTATATAATGCATTTGAATTAAAGCGGAATACAACCCGTAATCATAACGTCATTGATATTCTTTCAAATAATAATGTAGGAATATATATTATTAATAAGGATAATTCCGGTATAGAAAGAACAATTTTGGATTTAGCCGATGGATTAGAAAAGACAATGGGGTCTTTAAAAACAGAGTTTTTAGATAAATTAGAGACGCTTAATACAGATATAAATACAGGTTTTGATAAACAAATAAATATTTTAACCCAAGCTGATGGCAGCAACAAATTGGATTCAATTATCAGTGTGTTATCTCAAGGGTTCATCACATTAAATGAGGGATTCTCGAATTTGACTACTTCATCTCCTCTTGTAGCAGATCCACAACAGAACCTGGATAGTAACACTGAAATTCTCCCAGAAACAAAAACTACAGATAATAAAATAGAAGTGGATGTCGGAATGGATAATTTACTTCCAGAGGTTACAACAAGTATTGGGATAGATATACTTGCGGGACAAGTAGCCACAGCTTTATCAGCCACAGCTGCGGAAGGGGGAATGATAGCAGCACTTGATCCAAGGATACTACTAATGGCCTTTTCTCTAGTAGCTTTAGGGAACTCATCCGATGAAATTACAGCTTATGTAGATAGCAAAGCAAACAATAATTCTTCGTATAATTTGCCATATAGGGATCCTGACATTGGCATATGGGATAAAGTTGTAGGGGCATTCTCAAAGGATGCATATAAGTTGGGTTATCCGTATAGTGATGGAACTATTTTGGCGGGTATATCTAATTTGGATTTTTTATCTTCGGCTGCCGTCTATGACATAACTGGAATTGCTGGATGGTGGTATAACAAGGAAGTACAGGGTAAACGTGAAACGAGACCTGATATTTCACCTGATATTTCTTTTCAAGAGTATAAGGATGCAATGGATCAATATACGCGAATGGTGGGTGGAGAGCTATTAATAGAAGCTTTTAATGAAATCGACTGGGAAAAGATATTAGCCGATGTAGATTCCAGTGAAATTAAAATGGCCTCAGAGGTTACCAAATATGAATATGAACAACCTATTGCTGGTTTTTATAAAGATTTAAGCTCATTCGGAGCTTATTTAGGTGGTCAAAATAATATTCAAATGGATCCTGATGACTTAAAGACCCTCAATAGCCCCTTTTTAGAAAAATATAAAATTGTAAATAACACTCTGACACCTAACATAACCATTAATTTTGGTGACATCTATGAAGCAATCAATAAAGACAAATTGGCTCAAGAAATAAACGACACCTTAAAGGAGGAGATTAAATTAGCGCCTGAAGGAGGATATAATGAATGAGTAAGTATGCCATAATATTCCAGAAAAATAATAGTATAATTCGGCTTCCTGTAAATCCAGAGGAATTAGAAGTGAGTTCATCCCAAGCAATTGCTAGATATGAAATTCTTAAATTGGGGCAGATAGCTATTCCTACTCATATGGAGTTAACGGAGTATAGTTTTCACGCCGAATTTCCTCATGATAAAAATCATTATATTGAATCGAGTAAAGATTTTAAGGATGCAAGTTCATGTTTAAAGCAGTTTAATAAATGGAGATTAGATCTTGAGCCGATTCGCTTCATGGCCGGAAAAGTTTTTACTGGCAGCAAGCTGGTAGATAGTGCCATTAATACTCTTGTTCTAATAGAAGGCTTAACGGTTACAGAAAAGGCAGGGGAAGAAGAGGACAAATATGTAACATTTAAAGTATTGGAATACAACCCATATACTATAAAAGTAATTAACCGCTCAAATACTTCAAGTAACCCCAAAAGCACCGGATACCATGTTGTAAAATCTGGTGATACATTATGGGGAATTGCAAAAAAATACTATGGTGATGGAGCAAAATATACGAAGATTTATAATGCAAATAAAAGTATCATTAAGAATCCTTCGTTAATTTATCCTGGACAGAAGTTGGTGATCCCGGAATGACAAAGCTGTTAACAAAAGTAAATGGTAAAGTCTACAATATTAGTGAATTGATTAGTGATATATCTTTTGAAGATTCTTTAAACAATGGCTGCAGCAAGTTGAGATTTTCATACATTGACAAGAATTTGGAAATAACAAATGGTAGTGTTGTAAGTTTTACATTTAATGATACTCCTTTATTTTATGGTTATGTATTTAGCGTTAACAGAAATAAGAATCTAGATATCTCCGTCACAGCGTATGATCAGCTTAGATATTGCAAGGTGAGGGATTCAGTTGTAATTAAAAATGACACGGTAACTACCCTGACAAACAAAATGTGTAACTATTTTAATCTAAAAAAGGGTTCTTTGGAGGATACAGGGTACAAGCTATCAACGGATGTTAAGGAAGATACTACCTGGCTTGATATCATATATTCAAGCATTGAAGAGACAGAAAGAAATAATGGAAAAAAATATTTATTAAGGGATGAAAATGGCCTAATCTGTATTCGAAAGCTTGAGAGCCTTCAACTGAATCTTGCTATTGGTGACCAGAGCTTATTGCGTGATTATACATATTCTAAGTCAATTGACAATGAATTTTATAACCAGATCAAACTAAATCTTAAAGGAAGGTCAGATGGAGATAATCAATATATCATAAAAAAGGATGCTGATTCTATTTCGAAATATGGACTTCTGCAATACTATGGGGATATTTATAATACAAATTCTTCAAAAGCCAAAGAAGAAGCCAAGACCCTATTAGAACAGTACAATAAGGAGAAAGAGACATTATCACTTAGTTGCATAGGGGATATTAGGATCAGAGCCGGAGTTAGCTTCTATGGCAAAGTTAGTGATATAGACTTTTATCAGAGACTAGTGGTTAAATCGGTAACTCATAGATTTGTTCCAACGCATACAATGGAGGTGGAGGCGAAGCTTTGATTAATGAGATAAAAATTATTGTAAGAAATTATATCAATAATGCAAAACTATGTTCATATATGTCAGGTTCTGTTAACAGTGAAGGGATCGCAATCAATGATAAGGTGACGATACCCCATGAGCTAATAAGAGGAAATTTAAAAGATCAAGTCAATGTTGGAGATAAGGTCAGAGTATTAAGAAATCACGGAGGAAAAGAGTATTATATTCTTGAGATTATTGATAGACCAGTCCTTAAAAAAGGAACCATTTTAACACTTTCAATAAATGAAACAACATACGAATATAGAGTAGAGGATGTGAATTATGATACCTAATACAAGTATGGACGTAACCGTTTCAACAACCGACACGATAGAAACATCAAAGACATATAAAATAATAAGTAACACCATACAAGGATACATAGATGATAACGATGCGCTATTGCAAGCGATATATAAAGTGCTGAATACTGAAAAATATGAATATCCAATCTATAGTTTTTCCTATGGAATAGAATTGGAAAACTTAATCGGGCAAGACAAGCTTTATGTCCAAATGGAATTGAGCCGTAGGATAAAGGAGTGCTTACTAGAGGATGAGAGGATAACTAGCGTAGAAAACTTTGTTTTCAGTTTTTTAAAAGATTCAATCTTATGTATCTTTGATGTTGTAAGTATTTATGGGAAAAACACAATCAGTAAGGCGGTGAGTACATAATGTTTGAAACAATGACTTACGAAAATATTTTGAATGACATGCTAAATCGTGTAGAAACTGATGTAGATAAACGAGAGGGATCTATTATTTATGATGCCTTGGCACCTTGTGCATATCATCTTGCACAGACATATTTTTATCTTGATTCATTAGTTGATTTAGTAAGTGGAGATACTGCTGTTGGAGAGTATCTTGATAAAGTTGTTGCAGACTATGGGTTAGCCAGAAAAGTACCAACCCATGCAAAACGGAAGATAGAAACCAATGGAGCTGTTGAAATAGGTACCAGATGGGGGAAAAATGAAATTACATATAAAATAACAGAACAATTGGCTGAAAATATTTATTCTGCAACCTGTGAGCAGCCTGGAGAAATCGGAAATCTTTATTCAGGTGCATTGGACAGCATTGATAATGTATCGGGAGTTACAGCCACATTAACAGGAGTCATTTCTTCAGGAGAAAATGAGGAATCAGATGATGAGCTTAGGGCGAGATTCTACTCGATGGTACAATCAACCTCAACCAGCGGAAACGTGGCAGATTATAAAAATTGGGCATTAGAAGTTAGTGGGGTTGGCAGTGCAAAGGTATTTCCTCTTTGGAATGGGGCGGGCACTGTAAAGGTGTTGGTTCTAGACAGCAATATGGAAATTGATGAAACGCTTGAAGGGAAGGTATTTGATTATATTGAAACGGTAAGGCCGATTGGAGCAACCGTGACGGTTGACAGTCCCTCCGCGAAAACGATATCTATTAAGGCCAATATTAAATTAGATGGTACGAGGAAATATGATGAGATTTTAGCTGAGTTCATTTCGTCGTATACATCTTATTTGGAGAGCATTGTTTTTAAAACATATGTGGTTAGCTATGCAAAAATAGGAAGCTTGCTATTAACCACCTCTGGGGTTGCGGATTATTCTGATTTATTAATTAATGAGGATACTTCCAATATAATAATTGGGGATTATGAGATACCAGTTACTGGATCGGTAACTCTGATGGAGGTGGAGTGATGCATTTAATGGAACTACTGCCTGAATATTACGCTGGCAATTCATCTATGGAAAGGTTGCAGGGGATATTGACTACGGAAATTAATAGTCTTGCGGCTGGATATGATGAAACCATCAACGAATGCTTTGTAAATACGGCTTCAAAATTGCTGTCGCGATATGAGAAAATCTATGGGTTAGAAGTCGATGTTTCAAAATCGGACATATTTAGAAGGGAACGTATTAAGGCTAAGATCCGAGGAGTAGGAACTGTCACAAAACAGATGCTGATTGATACGGCTAAATCATATAGTAATGGTGAAGTTGAGGTAATTGAAGAGCCTGAAAATTACAAATTTAAGATTAAATTTGTTGGATCTCTTGGAATACCTGGAAATATGGAAGGTCTCACATTGACGATTGAAGAAATCAAACCGGCACATTTAAGTTATACGTTTGAGTATGTTTTTAATACAAATTCTGTTTTGGGCAGGTTCACAAATGCGCATCTTTCAAATTATACACATTACCAATTAAGAAATGAGGTGCTTACATAATGGCAACACAGACGCCAAAATATAAGTTAATAAAGCAAGGGCAAGAGGAGTATTATAACGTTGATATACTGAATGAAAATATGGATATTATTGATGTGGCATTACAGGAGCATGATTTGCAGTTGGCCCAGAAAGCAGACAAAACCGCAGCTACCGCATCCAAAGGCGGCCTGATGAGTGCCGACGATAAGTCCAAACTTGATACGGTTGAACAAAATGCCAATAACTATGTGCATCCCAGTGATACCAATACCCGCCATGTTACTGACGCTGAAAAAGTAGCATGGAACGGGAAGGCTTCCACAGCCACGGCTACTACCTCAGCTAATGGTCTGATGAGCGGTGCGGATAAAGCTAAACTGGATGGAATAGCCGCGAATGCCAATAACTACACCCATCCGGCAACGCACCCTGCATCCATGATTACCGGATTGCCTGCCTCCTTACCTGCAAACGGGGGAAATGCAGACACGGTTGACGGTTATCATTTTACAGTTAGCACCACTGATTTGGCTGCCGGTTCATCCCCGCTGACTAATAACATGTTTTACTGTGTTTACCAATAAGGAGGATATATGGCAAGAGGAATCTATGTAGGTGTGGGAGGTACTGCGAGGAAGGCTAAAAAGATCTATGTTGGGGTCGATGGTGTCGCAAGGAAGGTAAGGAAGATCTATGTAGGTGTGGGCGGTGTCGCAAGGCTGACCTGGAGCGGATATGAATTCAGCCGGCATACCGGGAATGTAACAGGCACAACGGAGCCAAATGCAAGGAACATGGGGTCGGCATCCAATGGCGCGTATGCAGTGTTTGCAGGCGGTCTGGGACAATATGGCACATTCTTCAGTGTTGATGCTTATAATGCATCCCTGGTAAAGACAACTGCACCCTCCCTGCATGTGGCTAGGGCGTTAGCGCATGGTACCAGTATTGGGAACTACGCGTTTTTCCCGGCAAACGGGATGGGAACCGCCTACGGTGATGCATATAACCAATCCCTGACAAGAACACTCGTTCCACAAGACGGTAATTATACCGGCCAGTGTGCGCAGCAGAACAGCTTAACCAATCCTGCATTTGCAGTCGTAGGGTTTGGCACATACAGGATGTATCCATATACTAAACAGGGTTCAACGGACATAATAGATACTTCACTTGTAAAAACCACAGTATATGCATCCGATAATGCAGGTGTTGGCACGGCATGCATTGGCGGCAATGTATTATTGGCAGGAGGCAGTATAAAAGGTAACCCAGCAGAACCATATTCGGATACCGTATATTCGGTAAACCCGTCATACGTCAGGACGCAGATTGCGTCATTGTCATCTCCGGCGAAAATGACTGCAGGAATATGCAATGACAGTTTTGCCCTGTTTGTAGGGAACAATAAGCTGGATAATCCCTGTATAATAGAGGGTTATAATGCTTCGCTCGTTAAGCTTACCCCATTTACGTTTGGTAATGCCACTATCAATACGTTCACGGCCATAGACGGTTATATACAGCATCCGGAATTTGCGGCATTTCAGACAATCGGATTAATTAATTTGCCTTATTATGCCTACGATACATCCCTGATAAGACATGAATCACCCAGCATTGGGTCATTCGGCAACAGCCCCGGGCATAGGGGGGCGTTTATAGGCGATTATATGATCCTGGCTGGAGGAAACAATGCTTCGGCCAATGTGGTTGCATTCAATACGGCGGGTTAAAATAATTAAAATTTAGGAGGAATCAATTATGTTAAAATTAGAAATTTTTGATGGTACAAAGACTTATATGTTCCCCAATGGGGCAATAGCAACACCTGATATAATTAGGAGTGATTTTCCGGCAGTTGATCTGTTCCCACATGTGATCGAGGTAAACGGTAACACTTGTCAGGCAATACAGGAGTTACAGGCACTCAGAAACATACATCGGATTGATGAAAGTTTATCTGATGAAGAGGCTTTATTGGCGATACAGGATAAAATAAATACACCGCCAGAAATAAATACGGAACCTTCCGTTGAGGAGCGGATTGCTGCCGCACTCGAATTTCAGAACGTTTTATCAATGTAGGAGGGCTAAAGATATGAGTTTCAATATGATTAAAAAGAATTATGACAGAGGTTTATGGACAAAACAGATGGTAGCTATATGTGTTATAAAAGGAGTAATTACCGCAGAACAATATATGGAGATTACCGGGGAGGTTTATGCGAATTAAGGAGGATAAACCGAATTAGTAACATTGATCAATGAGAACAAGAGTACGCAGTTGGGCACGATTGCGAAACATTTCAATCCAATTAATAAATACAATAAATATAGCGAGTAATTATTTCATGTTCTACAAATTAATTGGCAGGCACAGTAAAAAATGATATAATATTTCTAAACAAACCATTATTTTCATTAAATTTATCGAATTTCCCAGAATATATATATAATCATTCTAAAACCAAAGTTAATGGGGGTACATATGCTAATAAGAGAATTTTTTTCTAATGCTATCCATATCATTCTGGGAGCATTTAAAAAGCTAAAGATTGATGAGGGTGGGTCTCTTTTAAGAGTGTATAGAGGAGTATCTATTAATCGCAAGAATTGCAATATTATCATCGGTAAAAAAGTGATTATATACAGCAGGTGCAAGATAAGTGTTTGGGGAACTGATAAATGTGCCACCCTTACAATCGGTGATAATACTCGAATTGGTGACAATACGCAAATCCATTGTGGGGACAGCATTACAATTGGAAGTAACTGTAATATATCATGGAATTGTACTATTTTGGACAGAGATTATCACAAACTTAATGGCGAAACCGAAATTTATCGGCCAACTAAAATAGGGGATAATGTTTGGATAGGATGCAATTCCATTATTCTTAAAGGTGTAACTATCGGAGATGGAGCAGTTGTTGGAGCAGGGAGCGTTGTAACAAAGGATGTTCCTCCAAAAGCTGTTGTAGCAGGTAATCCAGCTAAGATTGTAAAAGAAAATGTTTTTTGGAAGCCATAA